CGTTCATGATTGCCGTTTTGTGCTCTGGGAAGTGATGAGCTAGCACGTCCTTGTTGATTAACTTGCGGTGGAAGAGCTGACGAGGCTCCGAATAACGTGACTCCAGGTCATCAACATAGAGCTCATCTGGAAAGGTTCGCTCGACGCTGATGCGACCATGGTTTTCGTAAATCTTCATGAAGCCAGTGCCGAAAACGCATGCATCCAGAAAGACCTTTGGAGCTACATCGTAGATGCCGGTCTCGTAGAACTGGCCTTGTACGAACTTGTCTAGGCGTTTGGCTTTCTGCTGCATTGAGTAATCGCCACCACTCGTCAGGAAAGTCGCCTTTGGCTTGTTCTTGGCAATGCGGGCCGTCACTGTGTCGATACAGCTTTGAATGACGTTCAGCGTAACGCGGTGCTTTGAGGCGCTTCTTGTAGATGAATACTCGGACATCGAGCCAAGCGTTGATGGCGCAATGTTGCCGTATAAGCGCAAATGGTAAAGGTTGTCGTCACCTCTGTAGTCCTGCTCTTCGCGCAGGTTTTCAATAGTGTCGAACACAAGCACGTGCGGCCTATCTTTTGTCTCCCACCAGTATTCCTGTAGCTGCATCTCAGACCTCAAATCGTGCTGTAGAAATCGTCTTCTCGGTTGTCGTCAAAGTCATATTGCAAATCTTTAGAAACGCCTTGGCCAGACGCGCGTTTCGGCTCAAAGAACTCAATTTCGAACTCGCCTATCTTCAAGCGTTTAAGCCTGTAGTCCTCAGCCAGCTGGATAAGGTTTTCAAGCGTGCCTAGTTCAGTTGGTAGTGAGTCTCCCACCATGCCTCTCCGTCCTCGTTGTCTAATCGCCGCTCGAGTTTATCGATAATTGCTTGCTCAACACGCCGCGTGTACGCAGGACTGCCCGGCAGCGGCTCAATCTCAGCAGGCTCATGCGTGTAGTGTCGGGATTCTCGCCAGGCGTAGAGCATGGCGTCACTCAAGTGGTTTTCGAAGCGTGGGTCTTCCTTGCGTTTCGCCTCGTCCCACTGGAGGTGATCCCACTCTTGCAGCAGCGCAGAGCCCTCAAGCACCTTGACCCGCCGGTCGAGCAGGTCGCCGTTGAGCAGTTCGATGTAACTTAGCTTGTTGCGCTTCTCAGCAGCCCGCAGCGGTAGCATGTGCCGGGCCTTGAATTCTTCGACGATGCTCTTACCGAGACCGCCCGTGTCCGCCACCATCACCGTAAAGTCATAGCTGGCGTGATACTCCTTGATGATTTCCGCTATCTCGCTGGGTATCAGGTGGTTTTCCTTGTAGCACTCCACGACGTAGAAGTCGGGCAAGTCACGGCAGAAAGCGCCGATAACAAAGCCAGTTGAGTCTTCGTATCCAAGGTCAACGCCCAGCACGAACTCGAAGTCATACTCATGCAGCGGCACCGTATCCACGACGTTGTGCTGGGAGTACCGGTAGACGAGGCTATCGTCAGACTTCACCCATTTTCCGCACCACTCCCGCAGGTAGATGGGATTATTGTCAGACCACCCGCGTTGCTTCTTGCGCTTCTCCAGCCATTCCTCAGCGTGTGGGATGTGCGGGTTGTCGCGAATGGTCCAGGCGTGATTGGAGTAACCATAGGTCGGGTCGGTCGTTGCTTTGTGAAACAGGCCAAATGAGGCGGCCGGGGTACCTATCATCAGCAATGTGCCACGAGCATCAACGAGTGCTGGCTCTAATACTTCCTCGACCAGCGAGTCGATGTGTGGCCCAAATGATGCCGCCTCATCCAAGATAACCAGCGCGTAAGCCGAACCACGAAGCTTGTCCACATCAGCTTCATCGTTTGCGCCTGTTAGTATTATCTGGCTTCCGTTTTGAAGCGTCGCGATAAGCTCCGAATTATTGAACTTAATGTTCAACATGTATCTGCGTGCTGCGCGCTTCATCTCGGCCCACATGAGGCGCTTGGCGCTACCTCTTGTGAGAGCGATGTACGCACAGATGCATCCCGGCTTACGTGTGGCTACTTCAATGAGGTAGTAGCATGCTGAGTAGGTCTTGCCCGACCGCCTCGAGCATAGCGCGGTCTTGTAGAGCGCAGGGTCGTCGATGAGTTCCCTTTGCTGTGTAAATAAATCTTCTCGCCACCGATACGTGCGTGCTTCGTCCAGCTCGGCGTTCTGGTCGTCTGGGACGTCACCAAAGCGCTTGATGTATTCTCTGAGGACGGCACGGGCGTCGTGTTTTGAGCTGTCGTCGGTCATGACCTAGTGACAGATTTCACCGGCTTGCGCTTTGTTGGGATCTTGGGAGCTTTGACAGCGGCGGGACGCATCCAGCTAATCTGATGGATGGGCACCAAGAAGGTACCTTTGCTCTTATGCTCTACCTTGAGAAACTGCCCACGGTCATCCAGCGTTAGCGTGTAGTCCCGGTGTTGCGGGCTTACGGTGTTGATGTGAGTGTTATTGAGCAGTGGCTTGACGTTGTCATTCAATTGCATTGCTTGGATCTGCATAGATTTCCTCAACCTGCGTTAGCCCACCCTCGTGCTGGAGGTATGGGACGTATAGGAGTGTGTGACCCTTGCGCTTCAGGTCCTTCGATACCCAGCCGCGATGTGATGTGAGCGTCGGCTCTCCACGGTGGTAGTCGAAGCCTTTGACGAGGGCCCGCTGTAAACCGAAGCGTCTGAACGATGCCTTGGTGTACGCATAATGAAGTACCAAGAAGCGACTGGTTCGCTGAGCGCAGAGCCAGGCGTAGATGTCATCACCCTTTTCTTGGTCACATGCGACCAGCGTGATGGCGCTCTCAAGCAGGCGTTTCACCACCGGGCGGTGCAGCTTGTAGAAGATGCGTTTTGGCTGATCGAGGTTCTGGCCGTGGTAGCTCTTAAGCCAAGAGCGATAGATCAGTGCTGTGTCGCCTGGCTCGCTGGGGCGTACTCGGACAGGCAGCTTGTCTAGGCGCTTTGGGTCAAACGTGGCGTTTTGGTGCCCCTTAGTAATCGGGTCGCCTGTGCGGAATGCGAGGTTGCTGCCTCCGGTTTCGCGGAGGATTGTGTTCTTGATGTCATCCATCTTCGTCGGTCTTCTTTGTGATTTTGGGCATGGGTTTGCCGGTTAGTTTTTTGTAGGCGGCTTCTGCGAGCTTTTGAATCTGCTCATCGGATTGCGCCTCAAGGTTGTTCTGCTCACGCATTTGCAGCTCTAGCTGCATGAGCTTGGCGTAACTGTTGACCATCGAGTTGAAGTGCTTGCCCTGGTAGTGGTCGAGGCCACTGCTCTGTGAGATGCGGGCTAGCTGTCTAAATTCGCTGTCGATGGTGGCGTAGGCGTTGTGCATCATCGAGTGGAGCGATGGGTAGACGTGGACGTCCACTTTAGTCTCGAGCTCTTTGTTTGCTTGGATGCCTTGGGCGTCGACTTCTAGCAGCTCGTCAGCTTCTAGTGCTTCGGCGTGTTTGTTGTGGTTGCTTTTGTTTGGTCGGAAGTCGTAGCTAACGTTTATTCTCTTGGCCACTGGCCTCACCTGTTCGCTAAGAGGGCGCGCGCGAACCCAGTTTTTCTTGGGGAAATCTATGGGCGGAACGCGCGCGCCCAAAGCATTGGCACGTATTTAGTTTTACGCGGTTTCGATTTGAGACCTAGGGCAGGCATTTCTCGGACGCGCTGGCGTGGGTGATTTTGCGCCCGAGCTCTAGCTTGACGGCATGAGCACAACACGCAAAAAAAAATCTAGTTACTGCCACAATTGCATCAAGGTCACCGACAAGCTTATCCGCACCCAGGCTTGCGGGCGGTTCCACTGGCTTTGTGAGCGATGCGCAGATCCTATGCCGTCCGAATCCTACCGCCAGTCCGACCTCCGCCACGACAAAGTCAGCTTTAAGGCATGGGGGCCTCGAGCCTACTGCCGACAGAGCTCTGCCCAGAGTCTTGCTTGGCGACACCAGAAGCCGGGCCATGGTAAAACGCATTGAAGAACTCGGGTGGGGGCGCATCTTCGTTATTGAGCGCCCAAACATCTACGAGGGCGAGCCGTGGGGATTCGACAACGGGGCGTTTATGGCCTGGCGTCGAGGGGAGCGGTTTGACGAAGACAAGTACCTGTGGCGCCTCGAGCGCAACCTACGGGTTTGTCGCGCCCCACCCTTGCTGGCCGTCTTACCTGACATCGTTGCTGGTGGGCGTGAATCCTTTGAGTACTCGCTGACGTGGGTGCAGCGCTTGCCGGTCGAGTGGCCCTGGTACCTGGCGCTACAGGATGGAATGGACCCCGCAGACGTTGAGCGTGAGATTTGGCAGTTTGACGGGCTGTTTCTCGGAGGCACTAACGAGTTCAAAGGGCGCACTGCTGAGAAGTGGATTGCCCTGGCTAGGAAGCACGGCAAGCCCTTTCACTTCGGTCGATGCGGGACGCTTAAGAAACTTGATGCGGCTATTCGCTGGGGCGTCGATTCGCTCGATTCGGCGCTGCCGCTTTGGTCCATGGAGAAATTTGACGGGTTCGTTGAGCGGTATCGCTTTGGGAATCCGCAGCTATCACTTTTTTAGGAGACGTTGATGTTGAAGATTACGCGAGAGTTTACGTTTGAAGCTTGCCACTGGCTGCCAAAGGTTCCGGCTGGTCACAAGTGCGCTGAGTGGCATGGGCATTCGTATCACGTGCGGTGTGAAGTGTTTGGCGTGAATAACGAGGAGCTCGGCTGGATTGTGGACACTGCGCACATCGATGACGTTTGGAAAGTGCTGCATGCGCAGCTGGACCATAAGAAGCTTAACGATACCATCGAAAATCCTACTACTGAGAATCTTGCCATGTGGCTGCACGAGCGTTTCTGGCGGGTGTTTAAGGATTTCGACAATATTCACAAGATTGGCGTTCATGTGCAGGAATCTCCGCGTAGCACAGCTTACTTTGACGGCTAATTCTCGGACGCGCTGATGTCGGTGAGATGGGGGTACAGCAGCTAGGCCTTTGGTATGGCTCTAGTTGTTGCAGCATACGGTGGTGGGACGAATTCGACGGCGTTGCTTGTTGAATATGTACGGCGCAAATTGCCCGTTGATCTAATTCTTTTTGCTGATACGGGTGGCGAGAAGCCGGAAACCTACCAGTACATCAAGCTATTTTCTAAGTGGCTGACCGATAACGGCTACCCAGAAATTAAAATGGTTCATCGAGTCAACAAGGACGGCGAGCAGCTGCGACTGGAACAGCAGTGTCTTGAGAAGAAGATGCTGCCGTCGTTGGCGTATGGCTTTAAGAAGTGCTCGCAAAAATTTAAGCGTCAGCCACAAGATAAGTTCTGCAACAACTGGCCCCCGGCCAAGGAGGCGTGGAAGCGTGGCGAAAAGGTTGTGAAGCTAATCGGGTTTGATGCAGCCGAGAGTCGACGCGCTAAGATTAAAGACGATGAGAAGTATACGTACGAGTACCCGTTAATCGAGTGGAACATGGCACGAGATGAATGCGTCGCATCTATAAAAGCGGTGGGTCTCCCGTTGCCTGGTAAGAGCTCGTGTTTCTTTTGCCCAGCCTCAAAGAAGCATGAGATTATCGCGCTGCCTCCGGCCCTCCGCGAGAGAGCTGTAGCCATCGAGCAAAATGCGAAAGACAACCTTTGGATCTGCAAGGGCCTTGGTCGCAACTTTAGCTGGCAGCGGCTCCTTGAAAACGATGATGCTCAGCTGAAGCTGTTTCCCGTCGCAGAGACGGATATCGCTTGTGATTGCTACGATGGCGAGGACT